ATAAAAAAAGTGTAACACAAGTTCATGTCGGCAATCATAACGGATCAAATAAGAATATTAAATGCAAAGAATTTCGTTGCTGGTGTATCCACTTCGACTAACTCTTACTATGCTTTTGTTGGTCTACCAAACCCTACAAGTATCGTATCAACATGGGATTCTGCTCCTCCAGCACCCATCGATAGTTTCAATAATATGAATGATTATTATGATACTATGCTTGCTGTAAAAAGAATAACTTCTGCTGACGTAAAACAAATTGTTCCAAAATTAAGTTGGAGTTCTGGAACAACATACGATTATTATAGACATGATTATAGTATATCTAATGCACCACCAAACTCAGGTGGAACTTCATTGTATACTGCAAATTTCTTTGTTGTTAATAGTGACTTTAGAGTTTATATTTGCCTACAGAATGGAACAACACCAGAAACACCTGATGGAAAACCATCTCTAGACGAACCAACATTTACAGATTTAGAACCAAGAAGTGCAGGTACATCTGGAGACGGATATATTTGGAAGTATTTGTATAGTATCAAACCAGCAGACTTAGTTAAGTTTGATTCTACAGATTTTATGCCAGTTCCTTTGAATTGGGGAGATAATGCTGCAGATGCTGCTGTTAAAAATAATGCCACAGATGGTGGTATAAAAATTGTTGTTGTTAAAAATAGGGGAACTGGTATAGGAACTGCTAACCAAACTTATACTAGAGTTCCAATTAAAGGTGATGGATTTAATGCAGAGTGCACCGTTGTTGTTAACAATGACGCTCAAATAGAGAGTGTTACGGTATCTAATGAAGGATTTGGGTATACTTATGGTAACGTTGATTTATCTGCTGGATCTGTTCCAACACCTACATCTCCACCAACTCTTGACGTTATTATTCCACCACCAGGTGGTCATGGTTCAGATATCTATAGAGAGTTGGGTGCAACCAATGCTTTACTTTATGCAAGAATTGAAAATGACGCTGAAAACCCAGACTTTATAACAGGAAACCAAATTGCTAGAATAGGTATCATAGAAAATCCTAAATCGTTTGGTTCTGACCAGTTACTTACATTAGATAAAGCGAGTGCTGCGTATGGATTAAGATTGACAGGAACTGGATATAGTTCTGTAACATTTACTCCTGACAGTTTAATATCTCAAACAACTGGAACAGGTGTTACTGCCTATGGAAAGGTTATCGCCTATGATCAAACAACAGGTGTTTTAAAGTATTGGCAGGATAGAACTATCGCTGGTTTTGTAACTGCGACTGGTTCTGTTTCAACTGCACAAACAGCAACTGCAGCAATTTATGGATATAACACAACAAGATTTACTGCAGATCCAGATACTGGTGGTAACGTAACTATTGTTGGTGGTAGTTCTAATTTATCAATTAGCACCACATTTACAGGTCTTTCTACCTCAATAAATAATAGAACCTACTACCTTGGTCAAACATTTACTAAGGGAGTTTCTAATCCAGAAATTGACAAATATTCTGGAAATATGATTTATGTTGATCACAGACCATCAATTACAAGATCTTCCAACCAAAAAGAAGACATCAAAATAATATTACAGTTCTAATTAACTATGGCTCAGCAAACCAATCTCAACGTTTCACCATATTTTGATGATTTTGATCCGAGTGATAATTATCATAAGGTTCTTTTCAAGCCTGGTTATCCTGTTCAAGCAAGAGAATTAACAGGTCTTCAGTCTATATTACAAAATCAAATTGAAAAATTTGGTCAACATTTTTTCAAAGAAGGTGCAAAAGTAATACCAGGTAACACTGCATATTCTTCTGAGTATTTTGCTGTAGAGTTAAATAATAGTCATTTAGGAGTTCCTGTAGAATTTTATATTGATCAGTTAATTGATAGAAAAATAATTGGTGCAACAACTGGTGTAACTGCGATAATTAAACAGATTCTCATGTCTGAGAATAGTGAGAATGGTAATTTAACACTCTATATTTCATACATGTCTTCTGGTGTAGAAGACAGTAATATAAAAGTTTTTGCTGATGGTGAATTACTTTTAGCAGATACTGATATTGTTTCAGGCCCTCAAAATAACGCTTTTATACCTTCGGGAGAATCATTTGCATCATGTATTGCAAACAATGCAACATCCACAGCTGCATCTTTTTCAATATCTAATGGTGTTTATTTCATAAGAGGTAATTTTGTTGAGGTTCAAGATGAAACAATTTTATTATCTCAATATGGTAATACTCCAAGTGCTAGAATTGGTTTAAGAATAGAAGAAGATATAATTAACGCTGATGAAGATGAAACATTAGCAGACAACTCAAAAGGATTTAATAATTATGCTGCACCAGGTGCAGATCGTTTAAAAATATCAGTCAGTTTATTTGCAAAACCATTAGATGATTTCAACGATTCTAACTTTGTAGAATTAGCAGTTATTGAAGAAGGTGTCTTAAGAGCTCAAGTTAAAAGCACAAAGTATGGTTTTATTAGAGATGAATTAGCTCGTAGAACTTTTGCAGAATCTGGTGATTATACAGTTAAGAGTTTTAGTGTCTCTATGAAAGACTCTTTAAATGATGGTATAGGAAATGGTGGAATATATGATGAGGGTCAGTTTACACAGGGTGGAACTTTAGCATCAGATGATCTTGCTTTATATCAAGTATCACCTGGTAAAGCATTTGTAAAAGGATATGAAGTTGAAACAATCAGTTCAACATATATTGATGCACCAAAACCAAGAACCTCAAAAAGAATAGAAGGTCAAGGAGTAGCATATAAAACAGGTAATACCTTAAGAATCAATAATGTTTCTGGTGCACCTCAAATTGGAATAGGAAATACTTACATTGTTAGTTTAAGGAGTCAAAGACAGGGTTCAAATCAAAGAACTGCTGGTGGAGAAGAGATTGGTGTTGCTAGAGTTTACGATTTTGCTTTAGAGTCTGGTTCTTACACTGCTGCTAACTCTGCAGTTAATGAGTGGGATACTTCACTTTATGATATTCAGTTATTTTCTAAGATAACACTAAATGAACCAGTTACATTTAGTATACCAACTCAAATAAAAGGAAAGTATAGTGGTGCTACTGGATTCTTGGTTAACGCTGTTAGTAATAGCACATCTCTAGAAGTTTATGAAAAACAAGGAGAATTTTTAACAAACGAACCATTTGAGATAAACGGAATAGCTAATAATCGTGTTGCTGTTGCTGTAACATCTTTTGGTATGCAAGATGTAAAATCAGTATATGGTGGCCCTGATTTAGGTAATGTTGGTTTTGCGAAAACATTTAACGGAGATGTAATACAAAAAACATCTATTGATTTTGGTAATGCTCAATTTACTGCAAAAGATAATGCAACAGGTATATGCACAGTTACTAGTGAAAGCCCACTATTTCCTGGTACATTAAAAGTTGGAAATATTTTATCATTTGGTGGTTTGGGAAATAACGTTCCTTCATTTGCTAGAATCACTACGGTCAATACAAATGATGTTCAAGTAACAGGTGTTTCTACAGTTACTGGTGTTGCAAGTGGTGCAATTCCAACATCTGAAGTACAAGTTTCTAGTTTAAAACTTCAAACATCACCATTAGAGAGATCTACAGAAACTAAGTTATATTCATTGATGCCAAAGGCACTTATTTCAAATGTTGATCTTACTGACTCTACTATCACTATTAGAAAATCGTTTGATGTTGATGTTGCACTTAATCCAAATACAGGATTAGGTCAATTATCAGCTGCACTTGCTGCGGGAACTAATGAAATATTTTTACCATTCGATGAAGAAAGATATGTTTTCATGAGATCTGATGGAACAACTATTGCATTAACTGATGATATGTTTACCTTTACCGCAGGTAATACAGTATTGCAAATAGAAGATTTGGGAGCAGCAACCACAGGATGTACATTAATCGCAACTCTTCAAAAATCAAAACCATCAGCAAAGACAAAAAGATTAAATCGTGTAAACGCTACTGTAGTCAATTATTCAAGAGATGCTGCATCTGGAATTGGAGCAACATCTTTAAATGATGGTTTAACATACGGAAACTTCCCTATAGGAACAAGAATTCAAGATGATAAGATAGCATTAAATGAAGCGGATATTATAAGAATTCATGGTATTTTTGAATCTAATGATATTAGTGAAGCGTCTGCACCTAAGATGACATTGACATCTTTAAATGGCCCATCTGGTAAGACAACAGATTTGGTTATTGGCGAACAATTTAGAGGTCAGAATAGTGGTGCTGTAGCGATTGTGGCTGAAAGTTTAACAGATGCTCAGATTACATATATTACTTTAAATGAAACTGCCTTTGAAGAGGGAGAGGTTGTAGTATTTAAAGAAACATCTGTTCAAGGTTTAATTACAACTTTAGATAATCCTAGTAAAAATATCTCATCAAATTATACATTCACAAATGGTCAGAGAAATACTTTTTATGATTATGGATTTATAACTAGAAGACCGAATGCGAAAGCACCTAAAAAACAATTAAAGATATATTTTGCAAATGGTTTTTATGAAACTACTGATGAAGGAGATATTACTGTAAAAAATTCTTATGACACCTTTGATTATAGTAAAGATATTCCTACAATTAATAATGAATTAGTCACAGATACTCTTGATATAAGACCAAAAGTTTCAACATACACTGTTCTTCAAAATGTAAGATCACCATTTGAATTTTTCGGTAGAACATTTACAGCAAATGGAAACTCCGCTAAAAATATATTAGCATCTGATGAAATTATAAACTTTAATTTCTCTCATTTCGTTGGAAGAACTGATAGGATTTTCTTAGATAAAACTGGAAGATTCCAAGTTCAATATGGTGATCCCTCAGATAAACAAGAATCTCCAAACGGAGTTGAAGATGCCATAGAATTAGCAAAAATTACTTTACCTCCATACTTATTCCAACCAAGACAAGCAAATATTGATTTCTTAAAATATAAGAGATATAGAATGCAAGATATTAAGGATCTTGAGGATAGAATCAAGAACCTTGAATATTACACATCCCTGTCTATGCTTGAAACACAGACATCAAATTTATTTGTTCCTGATGCTGATGGATTAAATAAATTTAAATCTGGTTTCTTTGTTGACAACTTTACATCTTTAAAAGCACAAGAGACTGATGGTTTTAAAGTAAAATGTAGTATAGATCCTGGTAGAAATATTATGAGACCACAGCATTACTGCACATCTGTGGATCTTATGCCAGGCCCCGTTCAAGACGTAGATTCCACAACTGACCGTGCTTTCCTTGCTGCTGAAGGAACAAATATAAGAAAAACTGAAGATGTTGTTACTCTTGATTATACAGAAACTGAGTGGTTGAGCCAACAGTTTGCTACAAGAACAGAAAGTGTTACACCTTTCTTAGTTAGTTTTTGGCAAGCGACTGTTAAATTAACACCTGCTTCAGATACATGGACAGATACTGCAAGACTCGATGCAAAAATAATACAAAAAGAAGGTAATTTCGCTGGTATCATGGCACAAGCTATGCAACAATTCGGAGTTGATCCCCAAACTGGATTAGCACCTATACAATGGAATGCATGGGAAACTAACTGGGCTGGAGAAATTATCGCAGATCGGAAAGAAAGAAGAGAAAGAATAGATAACGTCGTAGAAACTAATGAACATATTATTAGAAGAGGTTGGATAAACGGTGGTCGTGGCCCAAACCTTTCAAGATTTGATGTAGAAATTACAACTACAACTCTTGAAGATACAATTAGAGAAACATTTGATGCTGAAAATCAATCTAGACAAGGAACTAGAAAGGTTGTTACAGAACAATTTGATAATGAATCTCTTGGAGATAGAGTTGTGAGTCGTGATGTTATCTCTAACATGCGTTCAAGAAACCTAGAAGTTAGAGTTACAAAATGCAAACCACTCACACAATTGTATGCATTCTTTGATGGAGTTAATGTAACAAAATATTGCACTCCAAAACTATTAGAAATCACAATGCAATCTGGAACTTTCCAAGTTGGTGAAACCGTTATTGGAAAATTACCTGGTTCAGGTATTCCAGCTGAGGGAACAGATGTTGCAGCAATTAGATTTAGAGTCGCACAAGCAAATCATAGAGCAGGCCCATACAATGCTCCATCAGAAGTTTTCCTCAAAAATCCATATATTTCTCAAGTTGGTGCTACTGGTCTTGAAACATTTTTAGGAACACCTGGCACTGTTCAGATAGCATCTGCTAGTGGTGGTGCTACAGATTTACCAGCGACATATTCCGCTACATCAACAATATTAAATGTTGATACTAAATCAATGAGTGATCAGGCACAAGGAGATTACTACGGATATGCAAACACTGGAATGGAACTTGTAGGTGCAACTAGTGGTGCAACAGCAACCATATCAAATAGAAGATTGATTTCTGATCTTGGTGCTAATTTAATTGCTAGTTTTTATATTCCAAATCCAAATAGTGGTAATCATCCAAAGTTTGAGACTGGAACAAAAACACTCACGATGATTGATAATGACAGTAATGATCAAGAAAACACCGATACATTTGGTGAAGAAAATTACACTGCTACAGGAACTTTAGAAACAGTTCAAGAAAATATTATTTCTACTCGAAATGCTATTATTCAGACTAAACCAACAAAAGAAGAGAGACAAGTTAGAACCTTGACAGGATCAACTGTCATGAAGACAGAGGCGATTTCAACTGATGTTTCATCAGGTACGCGAGATCGTTGGTATGATCCATTAGCACAGTCATTCCAAGTTACAGAAAGTGGTGGCCTCTTTATAACAAGTTGTGATGTTTACTTCCAAACTAAGGATGATATGGATATTCCCATGACATTCCAGATCAGAACAATGGAAGGAGGAACTCCAACACAAAAAGTTTTACCTTTCTCTGAAATAATTAAAGCACCTGATCAAATTAATGTATCGCAAAATGGAACCGTAGCAACTCGATTTACATTTGAATCTCCAGTTTATCTTGAAGGAGATAATACAGAATATGCCATATGTTTAGCATCATGGTCAACTAAGTATAAAGTTTTTATATCAAGAATTGGTGAGTCTGATTTGCTAACTGATGAGTTTATATCACAGCAACCATATCTAGGATCATTGTTCAAATCACAAAACGCTTCTACATGGGAACCAAGTCAGTGGGAAGATCTTAAATTTGTAATTAACAAAGCAGTCTTCCAGACTAGTGGAACTATGGAACTTTATAATCCTATACTCTCTGAGGGTAATCGACAAGTTGCTAAATTAAAACCAAATTCACTTAATATTAACTCTAAGAAAGTTAGACTTGGTATTGGTCAATCATTAGGAGATACTGTTCTTACATTAGGTAATACAATCAACCAATTATCATTTAGTGATGGTGATAATGATTTCAGTGCTGCATCAAATGCCTCTGGTGATTTCGTTGGTAGTGCTGGTATTGGAACAGGTAATATGGGTATAATCAATGCTGGTTTGGGATATACACCTACATCTGGAACATTTGATTTTGTGGGAGTCGGCCTTACTAATATAACTGCTGGTGGTGACTTTATGACAGCAGATGTCAGAATCACTGATGGTGTTGTGGCTATAGCAACAATTAGGTCATCTGGTAGTGGATTCCAACAAGGTGATGTTCTTGGTATAGCAACAATTGGAAATAATAATGTTGGTAGAAATGCAAGACTTTCTGTTGTTTCTATCGGTAGAACAGATGAATTAATACTTGATAATGTTCAAGGAGATTTTGCCTTGAATGGAAGATTAACTTACACACATCCTATTACTGGTCTAACAACATCACTGAATACAACAGTTGGTGCTTCTTCAACTAACGCTAGAATTACCACATTAGAAAAACTTACATCTGTAAGTGATGGTTTACATTTCACTGTTGATCATAGAAATCATGGTATGCATCATGAAACAAACAGAGTAACAATTTCTGAGGTTGAATCTGATGTAGTTCCAACAAAATTATCATTACCATATGGTTCAAGTTCTACTTCAGCAATTTCAGTTGAAAGCACTGATAACTTTACAACATATGAGAATGTCGCTGTTGGTGCAACTAATCCAGGCCTATTACAAATAGGAGATGAGGTGATGAAATATACAGGTGCTTCTGGTGGATCAATTACAGGTATAACAAGAGGAAATAATCCAAAATCCTATATTAAAGGATCTCCTGTTCGTAAGTATGAATTAGGTGGTGTATCTCTTGCAAGAATTAACAGAACACATTTACTGAGTGAGATCACAGACAGAGATCCTAATCCAATTACGTTTGATAGTTATACTGTTAAAATTAGTACTGGAGATTTGACTGCTGCTCAAACTGGATTACCATTTACTGTTCCTGATAGATCAAGTAATTCAAGTGCAAACAGCAATCCAAAATTATATTTCAATGATACTAAATCTACTGGTGGATATTATACTCATGCAACACAAAATATTCCTTTCCAGATGGTTTCGCCAAACATTGCAAATACAACTGTTCCTGGCACTTCAATATCTGCTGCAATGAAAACCATAACAGCATCAAGTTTAGGAAATGGATTAGGTCAAGGAACTGACTTACCTTTCTTAGACGCTGGAAGTGAACCTGTAACTTTAAATAAAACAAATTACTTGACTTCTACAAGAATGATAGCGTCTAGAATTAATGAAACTAGTAATGCAGTGACTCAAGAATTACCAGGTGATAGATCATTTAACATGACACTTACATTGGAAAGTAGTAATCCAAATCTATCTCCTGTTGTTGATTTGCAAAGAATGAGTGCGGTTTTAATTTCTAACAGAGTTGACGTTCCAATCACAAACTATAAACAAGATCCTAGAGTTGGTACTTTACTTGATGATCCAAATGCATGTCAATATGTTTCTAGAGAAAATTCTTTGGCAAACTCTGCTTCATCAATTAAAATATTGATGGAAGCTTACATTAATAATTTTAATGATGTAAGGGCATTCTATGCAATTAGTGAAACTCCTAACTTTGATCCTATATTCATACCATTCCCTGGCTATAAGAACATAGACAATAATGGTCAGGTTATTAGTTCTACTGAGAGTGATGGTCTACCTGATAGACTTATCCCTAAAGTTGATGTTGGTGGATTTGATAATAACCAACAGACATTTAAAGAATATGAATTTAATATGGAAGATCTTCCAGAATTTAAATACTACAGAATTAAGTTTGTTTTGACATCAACAAATCAGGCTTATGTTCCTAAAGTATCTAATTTAAGAGTTATTACTTTAGCATAATGTCAGATTATATTCGAGTTAAAGGTGAATCAGATTTGGTTAGAGATCCAAAGACTGATCAAATAATTAACACAAATACAAGTGCATACCAGCAGTATATTGCTCAACGTAAAAGACGTAAACTTGAAAAAGAAAAATCTTTAAACGTTGAAGAAGATATCGCTAGTTTAAAAAGTGAATTGGGCGAGATCAAATCTTTACTAAAGGAGTTAGTAAATGGCAACTAAAAAAATTACTTTTGATCCAGAAGCAGGGGTTGCATATGCAGCAAATTTTGCCATGCTTGGTGGTGCTAATTTTGAAGGTAACTTTGAGGTTGTAGGAACATCAAATACTGCATTTAATCTTGAAGGATATTCTGGTTCATCTCAGATGACTAAGAGTGTTTCGATAGGATCAACTGCTTTTCCTACAGCAACTTTTGCTGTTGGTTTTACAAGTGCTGCTGATGGTAAGATTCGTATATCACTTGGTGGAACACAAACTAAACTTATAGAGGAAGGCAGATATGTATATGATGTTATCGTTAGTTCTGGGAATACGTTCTACAGATTGGTTGATGGTAACATTCTTGTTCAACCTGGCATATCGTCAATCTCCGCACTATAAATATGGATAGAGGTATAGTATAAATGGCCCAACCATCCACTAGATCAGAATTAATCACTTATGCTAAAAGGCAATTAGGTGCACCAGTATTAGAAATCAACGTCGCAGATGAGCAAGTTGAGGATCTACTAGATGATGCTATTCAATATTTTCAAGAAAGACATTTTGATGGTGTGTATCCATCATTTTTAAAATATAAATTAACGGAAGATGATATAACAAGAGGTAGGTCTAGAGATGGAGAAACAGATAATATAGGAATTACAACAACCACTGCAACTGCTACAATTGATGGTGGAACAACTACATTTAGTTTTACTGAAACTGCAAATTACCTACAACTACCAGATGATATTATAGGAGTTAGTAAGGTATTTCACTTTGATGGATCTAATAGAATGTCAAGTGGTATGTTCAGTTTGAAGTATCAGTTGTTTTTGAATGATGTGTATTTTTATGGATCAACTGAGTTGCTGACATATGCGATGACAAAAACATATCTTGAAGATATAAATTTCTTGTTGACCACACAGAAACAAATTAGATTTAATAAAAGACAAAATAGATTATATCTAGATATTGATTGGTCAAGTGTCAGTGCAGATGAGTTTCTTGTTTTTGATGTATTCAGAACTTTGAATCCAAATGATTATGCAAAAGTATATAATGATTCATTTTTGAAAAGATATTTCACTGCCCTTGTTAAAAGACAATGGGGTCAAAACTTAATGAAATTCCAAGGAGTTAAATTACCTGGTGGAGTCGAATTAAATGGTAGACAAATCTATGATGATGCGATAAATGATTTAGCAATCATCAGAGAGCAAATGTCTAACACTTACGAAATCCCACCACTTGACTTTATAGGATAATATAATGGCACTAAATCCGTTTTTTCAACAAGGCTCTTCTGGGGAACAAAGTCTCGTTCAGTCTTTGATTAACGAGCAGTTGAAAATGTACGGTGTAGAGATACACTATATGCCAAGAAAGTTCGTAAGTGAGAGCACAATATTACGAGAAGTAACACAATCAAAATTTGATGATGCATATCCATTAGAAGCATATATTGATAACTTTGATGGTTATGATGATATGCCTTCAACATTATCAAAGTTTGGTATTCAAGCAACTAATGAAGTAACGTTAATTATATCTAAAGAAAGGTTTGAGACATACATATCTCCCCTAATGAAAAATGAATCTAATGTCAAACTCTCCACAAGACCAAAAGAGGGAGACTTGATATATTTTCCACTAGGTGATCGTTTGTTTGAAATCAAATATGTAGAACATGAAAAACCATTTTATCAGTTAAGAGAGAACTATGTTTATAAGTTAACTTGTGAACTATTCCGTTATGAAGATGAGGTCATTGATACTGGTGTTGAAGAGATTGATGATACTTTAGGTGGTATCGAAGGAGCAGATGGAGAGGAGATTCTCATTGGTTCTGGTGGAACACAGAAACTAACTCTTGTAGGAACTGCATCTCAAGCAACTGCGTCAATTGGTATTATTGATGGTGGTATTCAATTTATCAGTCTGTCTAATAGAGGTAAAGGATTTACGTTTGCACCAAGAGTTGCAATATCATCCGCACCAGACGGAGGATTATCTGGTATTGCCACATCCAAATTATTAGCAG